GAACGGATTATTAGAGGCATTGATGAATCGGATCCTTCCTATATTAGAGAGACTTTTGGAAGATGGGTCGAAGATAAGGACTCTCTGGTTTTTAAATTTAGTAGGGCTAAAAATACTTATACTGCTCTACCTACTACAGGGGAATGGAACTATATTATTGGAATTGATATCGGATACAATGACTCAGATGCTATCGCTGTTATAGGCTACAATACGCATCACAAGAAAGTTTATTTAGTTGATGAACATGTCAAAAACAAGCAAAATATCAGTCAATTAGTAGCCGTAATTAAAGAATATAAAGAAGAATATAACCCAATTCGCATGGTCATGGATGCAGGAGCCTTAGGTAAGAAGATCCAAGAAGAGCTACGAATGCGTCATGGGCTTAATATTGATGCTGCAGATAAGAATAGAAAAGTGGAGTTTATTGAATTATTGAATGATGATCTTAGAACAGAGAAATTCAAAGCATTCAATAAGTCCTTATTTGAAGAAGATTGCATGTTAGTCCAGTGGGATAAAGACTCCAGGATTAGAAATCCCGAAAGACCAAAGATATCAGACACTTATCACTCTGATATTTGTGATGCTGTGCTATATGCGTGGAGAGAGTGTAGACATTATCTTTCAGAAAAACCTGTAGATAGTCCAAAAAAAGGCACTAATAGCTATATGAAAGAACTTGAAATGAAAGAAGCCAAAGAATGTGAAGAAAAAAAGAAAGATCCTTATGGTTTTGAACTAGAAAAGTTATATGAAGAAGATATGGAAGCTATGGACAATATAATAGACGAACAATAGAGGTAACTATGTTAAATAATATTGAAGATATAAAATTATTCATTGAATGGTGTAAGACTAAAAAAGTAAAAACCTTTAAATCAGACAACATTCAATTTGAACTTTCTGAGTTAAGTTTTTTAGATGCTACGGAAGGTTATGCAGATAAGATACAAACTCCAGTGCAAGAAGCTAAATTTGAACAACAACAACAAGAAGAAGAAGATAATGAAGCTCTTTATTGGTCTTCTAACTAATAGGATTAAGATATGTTTGATGAAATAAACGGCGACCATTGGTGGCTTGCTAAACGTAATGACTTATATCAAGAGCTTTTTGCGTTTTTATCAGCCTTAGAGAGTAGACAAGCCTATCGTACTGCCTCTAACTTAATGTATGCCAGATTATATGGTAACTATGATATAGGAGGTCTTAGTGCAGTTAACTACACTAGAGTAGAATCTTCATATAATGTAGTAAATAGAATTACTCTTAATATAATCCAATCTATGATAGATACAGTTGTTTCTAAAATAACTAAAAACAGACCTAAAGCTACATTTCTTACATCAGGAGGAGATTTTAGCCTTCAATCTAAGGCTCAAAAACTTACTAAATTTGTAGAAGGAAACTTTGAAAATACTAATTTTTATGAAAAAGCTACTCTTGCTTTTACAGATGCTTGTATTTTTGGGACTGGTTGTATAAAAATTTATATCAAAGATGGGCAAATTGTTGCAGAAAGGGTTTTTATAGAAGAAATTAAGATAGATGATTTAGAATCTTACTATTCTAAGCCTAGACAAATGCATCAAGAAAAATATATTCATAAAGATGTTTTAATAGAAATGTTTCCTAAGTTTGAAAGTGAGATAACTGCTACTGGATATGTAGCTTCAGGACAATCATCCTATGCCACTTCTAATTTAAAAGATATGATAAAAGTTGTAGAATCTTGGCACTTAAAATCTGGACCTAAAGCTAAAGATGGAAAACGTACAATTTGTATTTCAGGTGCTACTCTATTTGAAGAAAAATATGATAAGGACTATTTTCCATTTGTATTCTTTAGATGGAATCCTAGACCTGTAGGGTTTTTTGGTCAAGGAGTAGCTGAACAATTACAAGGTTTACAACTTGAGATAAATAAAACTCTTAGAACAATACAAGTTTCAATGCACTTAGTATCTGTTCCAAAACTTCTAGTAGAAGCAAGTTCTAAAATTGTATCCTCTCATTTAAATAATAGAATTGGCGGAGTTATTAAATATGCAGGAACTCCTCCACAATATGCTCCTTTAGGCAGTATTCCTCCAGAATTATTTTCCCATGTAGATCGACTTTATCAAAGAGCTTATGAAATTATTGGGATTTCTCAATTATCTGCCCAGTCTATAAAACCTGCTGGACTGGATTCAGGAAAAGCCCTAAGAACATTCAATGACCTAGAGACTGAACGGTTTATGTCCGTAGCCAAAAGATATGAAAAGACTTTTTTAGATGCTGCTGAGATTATGATAGATTTGGGTAAAGATATTTATGAAAAGAATGAAGATTTTGGAGTTAAGTCTAGTGATGGGAAATTTGTAGAAACTATTAAATGGAAAGATGTTAATATGGATGCCGATAAGTATATAATGTCCGTATTTCCTACATCATCCCTGTCCACAACTCCTGCTGCTCGATTAGCAGACGTACAGGACATGGTTCAGGCTGGTTTTATAGGTAAAGAGCAAGCTATAAGTCTTTTAGACTTTCCTGATTTAGAATCTACCATGGATTTATTGACTTCAGATAACAAAAACTTAGAAAAAGTAATAGAAACCATGATCCATGAAGGGAAGTATTTTCCCCCTGAACCATATCAAAACCTTGAAAATGCCTTACGTAAGGTGCAACAGGCTTATTTAATGTATCGTATGCGTAATGCTCCTGAAAATAGGCTAGAACTCCTTAGACAGTATATGGAGGATTGCCAAGCCTTATTAATGAAAGCTAAGGCAGTAGAGGAAACACCGGAGCAAATGGCAGAAAAACTAGCTCAAATGGGAGCTGCAGGGGCTGCTGAAGAAGAGATGAAAATAGCAGGAGAGGAGCAAATGATAGAAGAACAGCTAGCTTCTGCCCCTCCACCAGAGGAAATAATAGAAGAACAATCAGAAGAGATTATTGAATAATAATAAGAAAACAACTAGTAGATCATTAGATCGGGCTATGCCCATCAAGTAAGGAGAAATTATGTCAGACAACCATGCCCACCTTAATGAGGTGGTAGAAAACCAAAGTCCAGAAGGAGAACAGTTAGGCTCCAGTATAGAGTATGAAGATCAAGGCTATGCTGCTGATACTTATGATGAATCAGAAGCAGAAGGTTCTAATCAGGACCAATTTGCCTCAAAATTTGCTGCATTAAGCAGGAAAGAAAAGGCTCTAAGAGAAAGAGAGTCTGATTATGAGTCAAAATTTGAAGAAATGGAAAGGAAACTTTCAGAGTACGAAACTAAGAATCAAGAACCAGAAGTTGATTGGGAACATATGCTACGCAATGATCCTCTTAAGGCTTTGGAAGAAGCAGGTTTAGGCTACGATAAGTTAACTGAATTAGCCTTAAATGATGGTAGACTGACCCCCGATATGCAAATGGCTGCAATGAGGGAAGAAATAGAGAGAGATTATAAGCGAAAATTTGAGGATTTAGAAGAACGGTTATCAGCAAAAGAAGAAGCAGAGCAAGAAGAGTATTATAACCACGTCCAAGATAATTTTCAAAATGAAATAGGAGATTTTGTAAAGCAAAATGGTGAAGATTATGAGCTAATAGGTGCCAGTGAAGCAGAAGGCTTAGTTTATGATGTTATAGAAGAACATTATAATGAGTCTGGAAGAATATTAGACTTAAAAGAAGCTGCTGATGCAGTAGAGAGTTATTTAGAAGAAGAAGCTGGAAAGCTGATGAAGTTAAAGAAAATGAGTGCAAGGTTAGGTATTAACCCTAAAGAGTTAAGAGAAATGGATTCGCAAGTTACATTATCCAACGATCACGCCGCACATGTGAAGTATGAAGAAAGTGCAGAAAGAATGTTATCAGATGATGAGAGTAAGGTTCGTGCAGCCGCATTTTTACAAAGAGCTTGGGATAATGAAGCTCTACAAGGAAATTAATAACTAAACTTAAATAACCGTAGGAGGTTAACATGGCGGAATCACAAAGCATTGCAAACTATGCTGGTGCGCTTAAACAACATTATACAAATGAAAGAATTGAAAACATGGTCTATAAGGATAATCCATTCTTAGCTATGGTTTCTAAATATGAACAATTCGGTGGACAAAACCTGAAGTTACCTATTAAATGGGGTAACCCTCAAGGTAGATCTGCTGTTTTTGCCATGGCTCAAGGTAATAAGTATGCTTCTTCAATTTCAGCATTCTTACTTACTAGACAACAAGATTATTCTCTAGCATCGATTAATAACGAGGTTTTAGAGGCTTCTAAAGGTAATGCGAATGCATTCATGGAAGCTGCTACTACTGAGATTGATGGCGCTATTGAATCTGCCTCTAGATCTTTAGCTATTTCTCTTTTTGGAGATGGTTCAGGAGCTATAGGACAAGTACTTTCAGGTACTGGAACTGCTACTACATCTGTAACTCTTAAACAAATTGATGATGTAACTAATTTTGAAGTTGGTATGACTCTCTATTTTAATGCTACTAAAACAGGTTCTTCTGGAACTATTGTTCCTGCAGGCGGTATCACTGGTTCAGTAATATCTGCTGTTAATAGAGATACAGGAGTTATTACCATGGCTTCAGGTGTTACTACTACTAATGATTATATTTATCAAATTGGTGATTATGATGAAAAAATTTCAGGTCTAGAAGCTTGGGTTCCAGAATCGGCTCCTTCTGCTACAGCTTTTTTTAGTGTTGATAGAAGTGTTGATCCTACTCGTTTAGGTGGGATTAGATTTGACGCTTCTTCACTTCCATTAGAAGAAGGTCTAATCGGCGCTGCCTCTAGAGCAGCTAGAGAGGGTGGAAAGCCAGATGTTTGTTTTGTAAACTACTCTAACTTTTCAGATCTTGAAAAAGCCTTAGGCTCTAAAGTGTCTTATGTTGATGAGAAAATAAATCCTCAAATTGGTTTTAGAGGTATTTTGATTCATGGACCTAGAGGACCTATTAAGGTTATTCCTGATCAAAACTGTCCTAAGAATGTAGCTTTTATGCTAGACATGTCTATGTGGAAACTTTACTCTTTAGGTAAAGCTCCTAAAATCCTTGACTCTGATGGGTTAAGATTTTTACGAGAATCTACTGCTGATGCTGTTGAAGTAAGAATTGGATACTATGCTCAATTGGGCTGTAGAGGTCCTGGTTACAATGTTAGGATTAAACTATCTTAATTTAATATGGGGAGCTAAAAGGCTCCTCTTTTTTGCTGCGTGTTGTATGACACTCAGACTAAAGGAGAAATAAAATGGCTAATCGAAATTTTAACAGAGTACAAGCTCTGGATAAAGAAATTAAACACCTTTATGGACAATTCGCAGTACTTGATAGTACACCTTTGCAAGTACTTAATGAAAGTCGTAGTGCTGGTATTAAGTCTGTTACTTATAATAGTGCAGGAAATTATAGTGTCATACTAGGAGAAGTTGGAGGAGATTCAGATCTATATCCTGCTTTATATTCTGTAGATTCTATTATTTTGGATGGTACTGTTGTTGGCGGTACTGGCGGAGGAGTATCATGGCAATTGATGTCTGATAGTGTTGCTAGTGATGGGACTTTTATTATACAGGCTTTGAGTATTGCTGGAGTTGCTGCTGCTGTTAGAACTGCAGATATTATTAAACTACATATAGTTGTGAAAAACTCTAAACAAGCAGCAGTCGGTGTTGGTGAGCTTACTTAAAGGAGTAAATCATGATTATGATGGGACCTAAAAAAGATAAAGGAGCGATGATAGTCTCTATAATGGAGAAGTTTAAGGGAAAATCCAGTCCTCATGATGAAGGTAAGAAGGCAAACTCAGACTTTATGGAACG